GCAAACAAAGTAGCTAATTCATCTGCTGATGCAGGGCAAAGATTCCAGACAACAATGGATCGACTTAAAAATGCTGTTGGTCAGATATTGCAACCTATTGGAGCAGAGTTTCAACGTGTATTTGGGAAAATAGTTGAATTTATTACAAAAGCTATTGAAAAGTTTAATGAATTTATGGGTATTGGTTTAGGTAATGCTATTAAAAAAACTGAAAGAGAAATTGCAAGATTAGAAAAAATGATGGAAAACAGGAGAGCAAGTGATAGAAGGTCTAATCCAAATGTAGAAAGACAATTAGAAGAAGCTCGTGCATTATTGGCACAGTTAAAAGGCGAGCAAGGTGAGGATGGTGAGAAAAAAGATACTAAATTAGCTGGTTTAGGAGATACTGATAAATCACCTCTTCAGTCATTTGCTGAAAGTGCATTTAAAGTAGCAGAGCAAGCAGAGCAAGCATTTGTAAATGCTTTCAAAGGAATGGAAGATGCTTTAGTTAAGTTTGTTATGACAGGTAAATTAAATTTTAAAGATCTGGCAAATTCTATTATTACTGATTTGACAAGGATGCTTGTAAGATACGCTGTTGTACAACCATTATTTAAATCAATATTTCCGGGCATACCTATTACTAATAGTGCAAAAGGTAATGTATTTGCCGAAAACAAAATTGTTCCGTATGCAAGAGGAGGCATAGTTAATAGCATTGTGAACAAACCAACATTATTCCCAATGGCAAACGGAGCAGGGCTTATGGGGGAAGCAGGCCCAGAAGCTATCATGCCGTTGAAGCGTGGAAGAGGTGGAAAACTTGGAGTGCAAAGTTCTGGAGGAGTTGGTAATATTGTGGTAAATGTAGACGCTTCTGGTAGTTCTATTGAGGGTGATTCTGCTCAAGGAGAACAGTTTGGTAGGGCTTTAGCTGCTGCTATACAATCAGAACTGATACAACAAAAACGACCCGGAGGATTGTTAAATTAAATGGCAACTTTTCCAGCTATAGAACCTAGTTATTCGGTTAAGAAAGAACAAAAGCCAATCACAACAACTGTAAGTTTTGTTGATGGTTTTGAGCAAAGGTTGATGTTTGGTTTGCCAAATTTACAAAATCCAAGAAAGTATAATTTAAGGTGGGAAAATATAACAGAAGAAGAAGCAGACACTATTGATTATTTTTTACAGGAACGTGCTTTTGATAAGGCAACTTTTGACTATGTACCACCAAGAGAAGCTTTTACAAAAACAGGGACATATTTACAAAGTAGTACAGATATAACTATAACAATTACAGATCATAGGTTATTTGCTGGAGACTCAATAGTTGTTGACTTTACATCTGGTTCTGCGTCAGATGGAACTTATATAGTTTCTTCTTTAGTTAGTGCAAATGCTTTTATAATTACAGCAGCTAGTGGGTCAGCTAGTGGAAATGTAAGTATTACCAAAACAGGTTCAAGTAAGTTTATTTGTGATTCTTGGACTAAAACTATTAACGTGGCTAATTTAGCAGATATAGATGCTGTTTTTGTTGAGAAATTTGTTCCATGAGTATTGATACAGCACCAATATTTAGTGATATACAAAAGGTTAACCCTTCTGCAATTATTGAGTTATTTAAACTTGAATTAAAAGAAGGCTTAAATTATGCAACTGGGAATCCTAATAATATTTTTACTTCTTATAGATTTCATGCTGGTAGTGGTGCAAATCAAAATAGCTTTGCAAATATTGTTTGGAATAGTGAAATATATACAGCATTTCCGGTAGAAGCTAAAGGTTTTGGTTTTAAAAAAGGACAGCTTCCAAGACCAACAATTAGTATTAGTAATATAGGTGCGCCTTCTATATCTAATATTTTAAATGAAGCTAATAGCTTTACACCTGGTAATGATTTAACAGGAGCGAAAGTAACAAGACTAAGAACAATGGCAAGGTTTTTAGATGCAGCTAATTTTTCTGGTTCTACAAATCCGTTTGGTACTCCTGATCCTGATGCAGAGTTTCCAAGAGAAATTTATTATATAGATCGCAAATCAGCAGAAAATCGAATGTTAGTTTCATTTGAATTAGCTGCTGTCTTTGATTTAGCTGGAGTTCGTGCGCCAAAGCGTCAATGCACTAGAGATATATTTCCTTCTATTGGTACTTTTTTAGGATGAATTGGAAGGCATCTGCATTGGTTCATGCAAAAGAACAAGACCCAAAAGAATCTGTAGGATTGTTGTTAAACATAAAAGGTAAGGAAAAATATTTTCCATGTAATAATCTGTCTATGACAGCGCATCAATGTTTTATTTTAGATCCAGAGGATTATGTAAAAGGTAGTAATCTTGGTGAGATAACTGCAATAATTCATAGTCATCCAATAACATCTCCACTTCCAAGTCAAGCTGATTTAGTTAGTTGTGAAGATAGTGGATTACCTTGGTATATAGTTAATCCAAATACTGAGACTTGGGGATATTGTGAGCCTACAGGATATAAACCACCTTTACTTGGTAGGCAATGGGTTTGGGGTGTAACAGATTGTTGGTCTTTAGTTCGTGATTGGTATAAGCAAGAAAAAGGTATAGAGCTTGTTGATTACGAAAGATCTATTACTCCAGAAGAATTTTTAGAAAAACCTTTATTTGAAAAATATGCAAAAAATACTGGATTTAGAGAACTTGACAAAGATGAATCTCTGCAAACAGGAGATGTTTTATTGATGTCAATATTACATCCAACTTTAAATCATGTAGCTATTTTTTTAGGAGATATGGTTTTACATCATTTAACCGATAGACTATCTTGTAGAGAGCCATATTCTGCATGGTTGCAAAAAAGCACAGGCAAGAGGTATCGCTATGCTGCGTAAATTAAAATTATATGGAGAACTTGCAGAGTTTGTAGGACAAGAAGAGTTTGAGGCTGTCATAAGAACTTCGGCAGAAGCAATAAAATTTTTAACTTGTAACTTTCCTAAAATTGAAGGTTATATGTCAGATAAATATTATCAAGTGTTAATCAACAAAGAACCTTTAGATAAAGAAGACTTGCACAATCCTATAGGAAAATCAGATATACATATTGTCCCTGTAATTACTGGTGCTGGTGGAGGTGCTGGTAATAGAATTTTTTTTGGTGCTGTCCTCATAGGAGCTAGTTTCTTGTTTCCGGGTGCTGGCTTGTTTGGTCATTATGGTCTTGGAAAAACTGCTGCTGTAGTTGGAGGAATTGGTACAAAAATAGGAACTGCTGTTAGTGCTATCGGTGCAAGTATGGTTCTTAGCGGTGTTTCAGAATTATTATTTCCACTTCCAACACCAGAAGAACAAGAAGATGATCCAAGGATATCTTTTGCTTTTAATGGGCTGACAAACACTAGCCGAGCCGGAACTAGCCATCAAATTGTATATGGTGAGATTGTAACTGGATCTGTTGTAATATCAGCAGGGATTGATACAAATCAGGTGACAGGATGACAGATAAATTAATAAGAGGTTTTGGTGGGCCTCCTTCTCCTCCTACTCCATATCGTGCGCCAGATACTTTAAATAGTAGGCAGTTTGCAACTATTTTAGATTTAATATCAGAAGGAGAAATTGAAGGATTTGCAACACCTTCAAAAGAAGGAGTTACGAAGGGTACTACTGCATATAACAATGCTTCGTTTAAGGATATATTTCTAAACGATACACAAATATTAAATACAAGTGCAAGTAATAGTAATCCATCTGATTCTGAATTTAATTTTCAAAATGTTGTTTTAAATACTAGATTTGGTACAAGCAATCAGTTGAAAATTGATGGAATCGTTACAAGTGATGCTGCTATTTCTGGGTTTACTCCTCAAGATTGTAAAAAGTCAACTGGCGGTGTTTCGCAAGATATTGGGACAGGGAAAGATGCGATAAAAGTAACAATCATGTTTCCTCAATTACAAAGGGCAACAGATGAAGGTGATTTGTATGGCTCTGTTGTCGAATTGGAAATTAGATTACAGATAAACAATGGTACGCATGAATTAAAAATTGATGATCGTATTACTGGTCGTACGGCTGATCCATATTCAAAAGAATATAGAATTGAACTTCCAATTACTTATACACAAGCAAATGTAAAAATTTTAAGACTTACTGACGATAGTTCGGATGAAAAATTAAAAGATGAATTTAAAGTTACTTTGGTTCAAGAAATAGTTGATGATAGTAATACATATCCTGACTCTGCATATACATCTTTAAGACTTGATTCTGAGCAGTTTAGTTCTATTCCTAAAAGACATTTTCGTATTCGTGGAATAAAAGTAAGAATACCAAGCGCAAATACTAGTGCTACAACAGCAACATATACACAATCAACTACAACTGTAACTGTCAATAGCAATGCACATGGTTTAGCTGTAGGAGATTCAATAATATTTGATGCAACATCAGGTAATGGTGTAGACGGTACTTATCAAATTGATACTGTTCCAGACGCTAACTCTTTTACATTTGTCTCAGGAACATCTCAGACGGTATCAAGTTCAAACTGCACATTTAAAATAACTCCTCATGTAGATTTACAAACTGGAAGGATAAATTATCCTAATGGTTATGTTTTTAATGGTACGTTTGGAGCAGCCCAATGGACATCGTGTCCAAGTTGTATATTGCTCGATCTTTTGACAAACGAAAGATATGGATTTGGCACTTTTTTAGACGCAGATAATACGTTTACATCGTCAGGAACATCAACAACATTAGATCTATATAGTTTTGTAACTGCAAGTAAATATGCAAATGCACTTGTTAAGGATGGTTTTGGAGGTGAAGAGGCAAGATTTAGTTGTAATATAAATATTTCGTCATCTAAGGAAGCCTATGATTTGATAAAAGATTTGGCAGCAGTAATGAGGTGTATTCCTACTTGGAGTCAAGGCACAATATCTTTAGTTCAAGATGCTCCAAGTGATCCTTTATATCTTTTTAATTTAGCTAATGTAACCGATGAAGGTTTTAACTATACAGGTTCTAGTCTTAAGCAAAGACATAGTGTTGTAAGTGTTAGTTATTTTAATATTGACTCTAGAGAAATAGATTTTGAAGTTTATGGCGATGGTAATACATCTGCTGAAGTAACAAGAAGAGCAAAACTTGGAGTAGTTTTAAAACAGGTGAAAAGTTTTGGATGTACAAGTAGAGGTCAGGCGCAGCGTTTAGCTAGGGCAATTGTTTTTTCGGAAGAGCAAGAAAGTGAGGTTGTAAGTTTTTCTACATCATTAGATGCTGGTTCTATCGTAAGGCCGGGTTCTGTAATACTTATAAATGATCCTGTTAGACATGGTTTTAGAAGATCAGGAAGAATAGCTGCTGCTACAACCACACAAATCACAATAGATGATGAGTTTGGTTTAAGTAATTTTGGCGGTACAAATCGTAAATGTAGTGTAATTCTTCCTGATGGGAGTGTTGAAAAGAAAGATTGTAATCTTGCTAATAAAGTAATTACTCTTACATCTGCTCTGTCTGCAACACCAAATGTTAATTCTATATGGATGTTAGAAAGTGAGGATACTGGTGAATCACCTCAAACTTTTAGAGTAATATCTGTTGACGAAACAGTCC